GACGAAGGTTCAGATTGTCAACGCCGCGCCTGGGCATGTCGAACTGGACCTGACAGGCCAGTACCTGCCTGACGGCCAAACGATCAAGCTTGACGGAATAGAGATCAAATAATGGCGAGTTCCTTTACAACGGTTGACCTGTCGAAGCTGCCACTGCCTGCAGTGGTGGAGCAGATTGACTTCGAAGTAATCCTGCAGCAGATGCTGGCCGACCTGATCGCGCGCGACCCGGCATTCACTGCACTGGTTGAATCAGACCCGGCCTTTAAAGTCCTGGAAGCCTGCGCCTATCGTGAAATGCTTATCCGCCAGCGCGTCAACGAAGCGGCGAAAGCCGTCATGCTGGCCTATGCCATCGGCGGCGACCTGGATGTGATCGGCGGGACGTTCAACGTCGAACGCCTGCTGCTGGTGGACGCCAACGACGAAGCAACGCCGCCAATCGCTGCCGTGTATGAGTCAGACGAAGATTTCCGCCGCCGCATCCAGCTGTCGTTCGAAGGCTACACCACGGCGGGATCGGAAGGCAGCTACGTGTTTCATGCGCTGTCGGCTGACGGCGACGTGAAAGACGTATCAGCCACCAGCCCGACGCCTGGGCAGGTCAACGTTTATGTTCTGTCGCGGGTTGGCCCCGGCACCGCAAGCGGCGACCTACTCGACGCCGTGGAAGCCGCGCTGAACGCCGACGACACGCGCCCGATGACCGACAATGTTTTCGTCGCCAGCGCGGCAATCGTGAACTACGCAATCGAAGCTGAACTGATTCTGTACCCTGGCCCAGATGCCGAAGTGGTGCGCCAGGCCGCGCTGGACGCGATCACTGCGCACGTTTCGAACATCAAGCGCCTGGGCCTGGATGTCGCGCTGTCCGCGATCTATGCGCAGTTGCAGCAGCCTGGCGTTCAGCAGGTCAACCTGGCGCTGCCGCTGGCGAACATCCCTATCGAACTTTCAGAGGCAGGCCACTGCACCGGCATAACGCTGACCGTGAGCGCGAACCGCAATGAGTGATCGCCAGTTGCTGCCGTCGAACGCGAGCGCGCAGGAAGTGGCGCTGTCTGGCGCTGTCGCGCGCGTCGGCGACGTGCCTGTTCCGAACCGCGATCTGTACAACGCCGACAAATGCCCTGCGCCGCTGCTGCCGTGGCTGGCCTGGGCGCTGTCGCTGGATGAGTGGAACACGCAATGGACCGAAGCGCAGAAGCGCCAGGCAATCAAAGATTCGATTTTTGTGCATCGCCACAAGGGCACCATTGGCGCTGTGCGGCGCGCACTGGGCGCGCTTGGGTTCGGGGCGCAGGTTCAGGAATGGTTTAACCAAGTGCCAGCTGGTGCGGCATACACCTATAACCTGCTGCTTGAAGTCGACCAGGTGGGCATCAGCCAGGGCGATATCGTTCAAGTAAAGGACGTTGTTGCAAGCACAAAAAACTTGCGTTCGCATTTGGACAAGGTGGCGGTCAGCGTGAAATCGCGGGCAGGTCCGATCATCGCAAGCGTCGCCGGGATCGGAACGGAAATAACCGTTCTCTATGGCGACGGCAGCGACGCATTCGACCTGATTTCAAACGGAACGGCGCTATCGAATGGCGAATACATCGCCAACGGCATCAAGTTTAATTAAGTTCACGAAAGAAAAAGACGATGGCAGATTTGATCGAACAAGCGGGATGGGACGAAGTTTGGAAGTGGGACACCACGACCGCACTTCTGGGCGGCAGTCCATCCGCGCCAATGAACCTGCAGGCGCAAGCGCTTTTGAATCGCACCGCGCAACTGAAGGCAGACATTGAAGCGCTTATCAATGGGCCGCAGCTGAAGGGCGAAGCTGGCGTGAAATATGCTGTAATTGGCTGGGTTAGCCGGAACGGCGGCAGCGGCTGGTTCTATATCGATGACGCGGACCATCAGCCAGCAAATATGTCCACGGTTGAAGTCGTCGGCGATGTTCTGCGCGTGAATTACGCTTTCACCGGGAAGCGCGTATTAACTCACGTCGTCGCCACAGACGAAACTATGGCGTCGCTTGGATTGCTGTGCGGCGCTTCTGTCGGCCTGGGTTACAGCAACATCAGCTTGTATTTGCCATTTGCGTGCTGGATCGAAAAGAACGCGGGCATCTGGGGTTTCGGTTCTGATGACGGGCTGAATCCTTGGTTCGGGCCGGGAACGGATACAACCATTTCCACGTCTGCAGATGGTTCGCAATTCACTATCAACCACAAACTGGGTTCTGGCAGCCACCCGCCTGTCGCGTCGATTCTCACACAATCCGGCAGCAGCGTGCCTGGCGTCGATATTCGCATGTCATACGGCGGAACGACGATCATCGGAACAGCGCACGCGCCGTTCGAAGGCTATGTGGTTTGGACTGGCCCAGGCGTGAACGACTGGACCGTATCAACGCCGAACATTGCGCAGCCGACGTTCTCATTCTCTGCTGGCGTCCTGACCGTGACGCATGAAGACCTGGGCGCGGATACCAAGGGCGTTTCTATCGATGCCGTCAGCGGCGTGTATTTGCCAGCCAGCGGCACCAGTTTTGCTGTCGTTTTCCAGGACTACGCAGGCGCAAACGTGGCGACGCCGAACGCGAACATGAAGTTCCGCTATTCGCGCCCGCGCAGCGTGAAATCGAAAGCGCCAAACGGCATGCGCGTTTCCATTCAGCGCGGGCCTGTGCTGCTGAACCCTGCGAAAGTTATTTCAGACAATGGAAACCTTTGGGGTTTCGGCGTAATGGAGATTGAATAAATTGCCTTCCTTTAAAAGCATTCATACAGCCTTCGGGCTGCAGCAGATGGCGAGCGCCGAAGCAACCGGCATCCCCATCAACCTTACCCATATGGCAGTCGGCGACGGGAACGGAAATTTCGTTTCGCCGGACGAAGACCAGACCCAGCTGGTGCACGAAATGTATCGCGCTGTGGTGAACCGGGTTTTCCAAGACCCGGAAGTGCCTGAAAAATTCACGGCGGAACTGATCGTGCCATCGTCCGTTGGCGGCTTCACCATGCGTGAAGTTGGCGTGTTCGATGAGGACGGTTCTTTGTTCGTGGTGGGCAACCTGCCCGCCACCTACAAGCCAAACATCAGCGAAGGCGCTTACGCGGACACTGCCGTTCGTATCGAATTCCTGGTGACGAATGCCAGCGTCGTGACGATCCAGATTGACCCGAACATTGTCGTCGCAACGCGCACCTGGATCACAAACAACATCACTGCGGCGTCGCTTATTCCAGGCGGCACCGTCACCCAGTATCTGGGCAAGGCGACGAACGCCGACGGCGATGTGCAGTGGAAGGATTTCGGCGACCTGAACGTGACCGTCGATATGGTCGAGGAAAACCAGACGCTGGTATTGAACCAGACGACGGTTACGCTGGCGACCACGACGACGCGCGGCCTGGCCGTGCACATCGAAGGCGTGCGGCTGCCGAAAATGGCGGGCGTTGACGGCTGGCAGATCGGCGGCGGGGGCGTGTCGCTTACGCAAATCATTCTGGGCAAGTCGTACCCAGCAGGAACCCGCATAACGCTGACGCAGAATGAGCCGACAGGCAGCGCGCCCGCACCGCTGGAACGCAGCCAGAACCTGAACGACTTGCCGAGCAAGGCGACCGCACGCACGAACCTGGACGTGTACAGCAAGTCTGAAGCCGACCAGAAAGCGCCCGTCAGCGCCGTGATGTACTTTGCGCGGGCAACAGCACCAACTGGATGGCTGAAGGCGAACGGCGCGCTGGTGAACCGTACGGCCTACGCTGGCCTGTTCGCCGTCATCGGGACCACTTACGGCGCTGGCGACGGCTTCACCACGTTTGCACTTCCAGATGTTCGCGGCGAATTCATTCGTGGCCTGGACGACAGCCGGGGCATTGACGTTGGCCGCGTACTGGGTTCGGCCCAGGGCGACGAACTGAAAAGCCACACGCACAGCGGCACGACCGTGGGCGCGTACGGTTCCGGCCCGATTGAAGACGGCCAGGGCAACCCGAACATCGGGACCGGCAGTATCGGGTTCACTGGTGGATCGGAAACCCGCCCGCGAAATATCGCGTTCCTCGCTTGCATTAAGTTCTGATCATGACCCAGACCAAAATCGTTTATCAAATCGACCGCGCAGGCGTGTACCTGGGCGAAACCGTAGCGGACGAAAGCCCGCTGGAACCTGGCGTCTGGCTGATGCCAGCCGGGACCATCGATGCCGCGCCGCCAGCCAACTGGCCTGCCGACAAGTGGCCGCGTTGGAACGGCGTCGAATACGTGCTGGGCAATGCCAAGCCACTGCCTGCCGTCGTCAATGATCCGGTTGCGAAGCTGCAGGCGTTCCTTGCCGCGAACCCTGATGTTGCGGCAATTCTCTAACTGAAGGATATATGAGCAAACTACTTGACATCATGCACGCCCTGGCGGGCAATTCGACAACGAAAGATGCGACAGCGACGAATACGCCATCACAGTTCACCGCAGATAAAGCTGTGGCAACAATGGAAGCGCTGCAGCGCGCTCTAGGCAATGCGCAAGACCTGATTGTGATATCTAGTGCCACAACATTGACCGCTGCGGACGCTGGGAAAATTGTTGTCATCGGAGGCGGCGGGTTCAACGTCACGCTGCCGCCAGCAGCGAACATTGCGCTGGGCGGGGCCGTTTTCCGAATAATCAACAGCGGCACGAGCGCTGTTACCCTGCTACCAAGTGGCTCTGACAATCTTGACCCTGGGCCTGGCACAGTGGCAAGCCTGACTATTGGCATTGGCGATGAGGTGGTGTGCAACTTCCAGAAGTCAACTCCGGGGCGCTGGTATCTGACCGGAAGCGCCCAGCTTGGCTACGCCGCGCAGTTCGCCAGCAGTCTTGTTGCGGCAGGCGGGCATCAAAAGTTCCCTGGCGGCTTCACCGTCCAATGGGGCAACTTCGGCGGTCTGGCGGCGGCGGGGACGCAAACCGTAACGTTCCCTATTCCGTTTACGGAAGTCTACGTGGCGATTCCTACGCCAAACAGTTCTGGCGACGCCAGGCTTACTGTTCTGAACTACACGACAACAACGTTTCAAGTGCGGAACCCGAGCGCAATTACCGTTGCAAATACATTTTGGATAGCCATCGGCAAATCGTAACCGCGCACCTTTGGCCGCCGCAGTCCTGGGCGGTCTTTTTTTTGGAAAACCCACCCGAGGAACCCGGACGCGTGGGCAGGCAAAATACAGTCTGCGAATTCCAAATTCCTTCTAGGACTACAACACATGACAACTGATTTCCTGCACGGCGTCGAAACCATCGAAATTGACGATGGCCCACGCCCGATTTCTACCGTGCGATCCAGCGTTATCGGCATCGTCGGCACCGCGCCGGATGCAGATGCCGCCGCGTTCCCACTGAATACGCCGGTACTGGTCGCGAACAGCCGCGTGCTGGCCGCGAAGCTGGACATGGTAGGCGACGGCGAAGGCACCCTGCCCGCTGCGCTCGATTCGATCTTTGACCAGGCAGGCGCTGTTGTCGTCGTCGTTCGTGTCGAAGAAGGCGTGGACGCAACCGCGACCCTGGCGAATGTCCTGGGCGGCGTGAATTCCGGCACCGGCGAGTATGAAGGCGTGCACGCATTCGCTGCAGCCAAGTCGAAACTGGGCGTGCAGCCGCGCATCCTGATTGCGCCAGGCTTCACCCATGAGCGCGTCGCGAACGGCGTGCTGACGCTGGCGAAAAACAACGCAGGCGCAGGCTACACGAACGGCACGCACGCCCTGGTATTCACTGGCGGCGGCGGTTCCGGCGCGGCTGGTACGGCGGTTGTCGCTGGCGGCATCGTCACCAGCGTGACGCTGACCGACCACGGCGGCGGCTACACCACGAACCCGACCGTCACCCTGGCCGCTGGCACCGCAGGCGCAGGCACCACGCCTGCAACGTTCACGCTGACGCGTGGCACTGTCGGCAATGCCGTTGTCGCCGAACTGATCGGCATCGCCGACCGCCTGCGCGCCGTGATCTTCGCAGACGGCCCAAGCACCACGGACGCGGCAGCTGTCGCCTACGCTGGCGACTTCGGCAGCAAGCGCGTGTATGTGATCGACCCGAAGGTACTGAAGACGACAGACGGCGTTCTGGGCGCGCAGTACGCGAGCGCAGGCGCTGCAGGCATCCAGGCCCGCGTTGATAACGATTTCGGTTTTTGGTGGTCGCCGTCGAACCAACTGTTCAACGGCATCCAGGGCACCGAACGCGCCGTGGATTTCGCCCTGGGCGATGCCAACAGCCGCGCCAACCTGCTGAACGAAGCCAAGGCGGCGACCATCGTTCGTGAAAATGGTTATCGCCTGTGGGGCAATCAAACCCTGTCGTCGGATGCGAAATGGAAATTCCTTTCCGTCGTTCGCGCCGCCGACATCGTGGCTGACAGCATCCAGGCAGCGCACCTGTGGGCGGTTGATCGCGGCATCACGAAAACCTACCTGACGGATGTTGCGGACGGCGTGAACGCATTCCTGCGCAACCTGAAGGCACGCGGCGCGATCCTGGGCGGCGTCTGCTACGTCGATCCAGAACTGAACACGCCTGACCAGATCGCACTGGGGCACGTCACGTTCGGCGTTGATGTCACCTACATTTACCCAGCCGAGCGCGTGACTTTCCGTATGCGCCTGACTCAAGATTTCATTTCGGAGATTTTCTAATATGGTCGCTCGCCACGTACTCAAAGCATTTACGGCCCACGTCGATGGGCGCGGTTACGCAGGTGACGTAACCGAATTCAACGCGCCAGAACTGGCGTTGAAGACCGAAGAATTCCGCGCTGGCGGGATGGCTGCGGGCGTCGATATCAACCAGGGCATGGAAAAGCTGGTTGCTGATATGACGCTGACCGGCACTGACCCGAACGTGCTGGCACTGTTCGGCATGGTCGAAGGTCAGTTTGTGCCAGTCGTTCTGCGCGAATCCCTGGAATCGTACGACGGCGTAAAAACCGGCGTGACCCATACGATGCGCGGCAAGCTGATCAAGGTTGAGCAGGGCACCAGCAAGCCAGGCGAAGCGAAGCCGCAGAAATACAGCTTTTCGCTGAACTACTACAAGATGCAGCACGGCGACCGCGTGGTGCACGAAATCGACGTTATCAACATGGTTCACATCGTTGACGGCGTGGATGTCCTGGCCGAGCAGCGCAGCCACCTGGGCATCTAAGCAGCAACCCTGGCCGACGCAGATCGGCCAGTTTCTTAAAATCATTTCACAAGGTGCACACCATGAGCAAATTTGTAGAACTCAACGAAAACGGCGACGCCGTTATTACGCTGGCAACCGGCCTGGACATCGACGGCACGCGGGTCAAAGTCCTGGTGATGCGCGAACCGGACGTGAAAGACCAACTGATTATGGACGCCATCCAGGGCGGCGACGCAGCCAAGGAACTGGGCTTCTTTGCGAACCTGACCGGCCAAACGCCTGCGCTGCTGCAGACCCTGAAGATGCGCGACTACAAGCGCGTGCAGGCAGCCTTCGCGCTTTTTATCGACTAAGCGCAAGCGACTGCCTGGACGGGATGCTTGCGCTGGCATCCCATACTGGATGGGCGGAATCGGAAATGCTGGCAATGCGCAGTTCGCGATTCGTTGATTACCTGGAACGCGTTACGCGGCTTACTAAATAAATGACAACGAACCGGCGTCTTAATACAACAATCACAATCGGCGGTGCTGTCACTGCCGGTTTCCGTTCGGCTGTCGGTTCCACGGTCGAAAGCCTGCGCCGGATCGGCTACGCCATCCGCGACACGCAACGCCAGCAGCGCGATGTCGGCGCGACCATCGAAGCGAACCGCCGCGCAGGCCGCAGCGTCGCCGAACTGCAGGCGCAGTATGACCGCCTGGGCAGCAGCATCACGCGCATGCAAAGCGCGCAATCTGGCCTGGCCCAGAACGCTGCAGCCACGCAGGCCAACCAGGCGCAGCGCGGCGAACTGCGCAGCAAGATAGGCGACGCCCTGGTTCTGGGCGCGGCATCTATCAGCCCGATTGTGCAGGCCGCGAAGTTTGAAAAAGCGATGTTGGGCGTTGCGAAGCAGGTCGAAGGCGCACGCGATAAGGCGGGCAACCTGACGGCTGAATACTACGCGATGGCAAAGCAGGTTCAGGAACTGGCGCGCGTTACGCCACTCGCCACGAATGACATCGCCGAAATGGTCGCGGCAGGCGCGCGCATGGGCGTGGCGAAAAATGAACTGATCGGCTTCACGAAGACGGCGGCCATGATGGCGTCGGCGTTCGATCTGCCTGCAGGCCAGCTGGCCGACGACATGGGCAAGATTGCGGGGATGTACAAAATCCCGATCCCGGCAATCGGCGAACTGGCCGACACAATCAACTATCTGGATGACAACGCCATCAGCAAGGGCGCTGATATCATCGACTTCCTGCAGCGCACTGGCGGCACTGCGGGCATGGTAAAGATCACGGCGAAAAGTGTTGCCGCGCTTGGCTCTACGCTGCTGACGGCTGGGGAAAGCGCAGAGACTGCGGGCACAGCTACGAACGCGATGTTCACTAAGCTTGCGCTTGGAGAGAAAGGCACGAAAAAGTATCAGTCAGCCATGAAAGAACTGGGCCTGTCGAGCAAGGCGGTTCAGAAGTCGATGATGGTCGATGCGCAGGGTTCAATCCTGAACCTGCTTGAAAGAGTGGGTAAGCTAAAGCCTGAAAAGCAACTCGGCGTGCTTTCCGATCTTTTCGGAAATGAGCATAACGACACTATCGCCAAGCTGGCCGGTAACATTGCCGAGTACCGCAAGCAGATTTTGCTGGCGACTTCCGCCGAAGCCAAAGGCAGCATGTCGCGCGAGTTCGAAGCGCAGCGCGCCACCACGCTGGCGCAATGGCAGATCGGGAAAAACCGTATCGGCGAACTGGCCGTGGTGATCGGCAGTGTTCTGCTGCCTGCCGTGAACGACCTGCTGAAATCAGTTGGCCGCGTCGTCACGAAGATGGCCGACTGGGCGCGGGAACACCCAGTGCTGACGAAATGGGTTGTCGGTACGACCGTGGCCGTTGCCGCGCTTACTGTCACGTCGTGGGCGGCCCAGTACGCGTTCACGTTCCTGCGTGGCGGTCTGCTGATGCTGACGGGTGCATATGCCCGCGTCAACGCGGTCATGGCGATGTATCGCGCCGGTACGCTGGCCGTCGTGCTTTCGACCAGCCGCGCAGGCCGCGCAGTGCTGTGGATGGCGAACCTGATGGCACCGCTGCGGGCTGCAATCGTGTCGCTGATACCGGCCATCCTGTCAGTCGGAACGGCCATCATGGCGACGCCTGTCGGCTGGATCGCGGCAGCCGTGGCGGCCATCGTGGTGGGCGGCATCATGATTTACAAATACTGGGAGCCGCTGAAGGCGTTTTTCATCGGGTTTGCTGAAGGCTTTATGGCTGCAGTCGGGCCAATCGGGAAGGCGTTCAGCGACGCGTTCGGGCCTGTAATCGATATTCTTGGCCCTATCGTGATGCCGATCCTGAACCAGATCGGCGACTGGTTGAGCCAGGCGCTTACCTGGTTCAGCGACCTGCTGACGCCAATCGGTGCGGCATCGCAGACGACCAAGGATTTCGGCGAAGCTGGGCGCAGTTGCGGCCAGGTCGTTGGGGATGCCTTCAGAGTGATGCTGACGCCGATTATGCTGGTGGTCGACGCCATCAAGTGGCTGCACGAAAACATCACTGGCGTAATCAATAAGCTGGGCAGCGTCGGCACCGCGCTGGGCGGCAAGGCATTCGAAACCGTTCAGACGGTCAAGGGCTGGTTTGGTAGCGATCCCGCCGCCGTGTCGGTCCCGCCTATGCGCGGATCACCAGCCGCTGGCGGCGCAGGCGCTGGCAAGGGCGGCGACACTTTCAACATCACACAGTTGCCAGGCGAGAACGCCGAACAGCTGGCCCGCCGCGTTTCCGAAATCCAGCGCCGCCAGGCTGGTGTATCGAACCGCAGCGGCATGGCAGACGGGGCACTGGCACGATGATTACAATGATGATGCAGCTGGGTTCATTCCAGTTCGGGCTGTCCACAGCGGCTTACCAGGAGTTCCAGCGCAGCACCGGCTGGACCTGGGCCGCACAGGGCCGCTTTGGCAAGGACGACTCACTGCAGGCGACCGGCATCGGGCCGGATACGATTACGCTGCCTGGCGTGATCTTCCCCGAGTTCGCGGGCGGCCTGGGCCAGATTGAGGCGATGCGCGACCTGGCCCAGCAGCAGGAATTCCAGACGCTGGTCGATGGCCGGGGGCGCGTCCTGGGAGACTGGGCAATCGAACAAATCGAGGAACGCAGCGCCGTGTTCATCGCGTCAGGCGTCCCGCTGCGGATGGAATTCACCATCAAGCTGCGGCGCGGCCCGCTGGAAACTGGCCTGGGGCTTATCCAGTCCGTCGTCGGCGAGCTTACGCAGGGCTTCCCAGCGGCGGCGGGCATCATCACGAACGCTGGCAGTGTGGCCGCGTCGGCTACGAACGGCGGCACCACGATGTCGGGCATGCTGTCGAATTCCCTGGCGACCGTCAGCAGCTTTGCAGGCGCGCTAGGCACCCAGTCGTCCATCATCCTGGGCACCGTCCGCAGCGGCATGAACGCGGCGAACGTCCTGGCGAGCGCAGGCGGCGACGCGGCGCGGCTGCTGCAGGGCATCAAGTCGCCAGCTGGCATTGCCAGCGCCATGAACGGCCTGGTGAATATCGGCGGCGGCGTGTCGCGGTCTGCTGGCCTGGCCGGTTCCATCCTGAAGTCGGCAGGCGTTGACCTGGCGGCGACCAACGCCAACCCGGCAGCAATCGCCGCCGTGCGTGCCAGCATGATCGGCATCAATCAATTGAACGTGCTGGCCGTGTCTGTGCGAACCAAAGCAAACGACCTGCTGGGCAAAATCTAATGACGACCTACACCACAAAAGACGGCGACATGCTGGACGCCATTGTATGGAAGCACTACGGGCGGCAGGACCAGCAGTCTGTCGAACAGGTGCTGGATGCGAACCCGAGCCTGGCGGAAGTCGGCGCAACCCTGCCCGCTGGCGTCGCTATCGTCCTGCCGATCCTGACCAAGCCTGAAACCGTGCGCGGCGTTAAGCTATGGGATTGAGCCAGCCCAGCTTCCGCATCCTGGCAAACAGCCTGGACATCACGGCGGCGATTCAAGATCG